TACATAGCAGACTTTAATAATCCACAATCTAAAGTAAGTTGAATTGAATTAATTTCTTCATATGTAATTTTTGTTGCAGGTGTCGTTTTATAATAATAGATTTCAGCTATAAATTCACGCCCATATTTTATAATATTTTGTTTAAATGTTTGATTATGTGTTCTCATATTACACCCTCTTATTAGTAGCTATAAACGATATAGAAAATCCCTCGTTTTTATTATTTGCGTTTATAATTCTATCATTTACAATTTCATAATCTCCTGTATAAGTTGTCATAGTTCTATTTGCTTTTTTATTGGGGTCGTAATAAGTAACGTTTTGACTAGATGCATCTAATATTGGCACTATTATTTCAAGCTCATCTTTAGTTAGTTTTCTAAATTGCAAAGTTATCTTTGGGAATATTCCGATTAAAGTTCCTGTCATAGCTCCAGACATTACACGTCCTGTGTCATTTGCCCATAATTTGTTGTATCCATATTTTGCTTCTACTATATATTGACCCATTGATACATTGTTAATAATAATACTATTTTTATCTATAAACACACTATCACCTACCTATTGTAAGAAAAATCACTTTCTGCCTCGATTTTCTTTATTTCTCTTGCAACCATTCTATTTCCCATATATACAGGAACAGTTGCATTAATACTGATATATCTTCCTATTGCTTGTCCTAATGTTTCCATAGCTTGTGCATCTGTTAAAGGCAAAATACCCTCACGTCCTGCCTCGCCCATATAAGAACTTGCTACAGGAATGCCACGTCCTGGTCTATTAACTATTCCACCTGTTGCTAATTTTGTTACAATTCCACCTTTAGCATTTCCACTTGATACTCCACCAACACTAAATGTTATTTTTCTCCCTGATATATTGTTGATAGAATTCTTAATTTTATCAAACCACGATAACAAATTTTTTGCAGAGGTAGTTGTTTGAGTGAAAAATTTACTAAAAGGGCTATTTAAACTTTCAAATATTTTTCTTGTTCCCTCTCTAACATCATCAGGCAATGTTTTTGTAAATGCTATTTTTTCTTCATAAGTAAGACCTGCCATTAACGTACTTACCATACGTGCAAAATCTTCCCAACTTGTTTCTCCTGTCTTTAAACCATCTACTAAAGCTTGGAAGTTTTCATTGTACGCTTCACCTTGTATAAATAATAATCTATTAGCATATCCTATAACATCTAATTCGTGATTTTTTTGTTCAACCACATTTTCTGTTGCAGTTTGTAATCTCTCTTGTGCATTTATATTATCAACGTAAGCTTGATATACTTTTCTTTGTTCAGGCGAAAAATCTTTATACACATTATAATTTTTTAATACTTGCTCATATAAATCCTTACCACTTAATTTTGTTTTTTCTTCAATATCTTTCAAAGCTTTTTCTTTGCTTTCTGCGTTTTCAACAGCATCTGCATAATTGTCATAAGCTTTTGACAGTTTATCCCTTGCATCTTTAAGTGCTTCCGCAGCTGCTTTTTGTTTTTCAAGGGATACTCTTTCATCTTCTTCTTTGAAAATCAAACGTCCTATTGCATCTATTATTCCTCCAATAGAACCGAATACAATTTCAAAGAAACCTGTTACTAATCCTACTGCTTCGCCTACCCAATATACTATAACATCTAGTATGTCAAGAAATAATCCTTTTACTGCTCCTAAAATAGTCATCAGTATTCCTGTGATAAATTCCCAAGCACCTTTTATAGTTTTTAATAGACCATCTATGAATATTCCAAATCCCTCTTTGACTTTATCCATATTTCCTGTAAACACACCGATTATCATATCAAAGATACCGATTATCATTTCGCCTACACCTGAAAATACATCAAAAACACCCTTAAAAGTTAATCCTATACCATACCAAAAAGTATCCCAATGACCTGTTATTGAACCAAAAAACTTCTCCCAATCTTTATCCCAAAATTCAAAAATACCATTCCAAAAACTTTTAAAATCTTCTGCTTGTTTTGAAAAATCAGGTATTTGTGGGGGTGTATAACTTCCTATTCCTCCACCTCCACCTCCACTTGAAATTGAGCCGTCATCTTGCAAGATATTCATTTCATCAAATCCTGCTAAAGTTTTCTTTAATTCTCTTGCCTCTCTGTTAGCTCCTTTTAAGTTTTGCTTTTGTTTTTTAAAAGCATCTACACTAGCGTTTGCAAAAATATTATAGTTAAATATTGCCATTGATATAGAATTTATTATTCCAAGCAACTTATATGCTAAGTCTATTATTGTCGTGATTATCGGCTCTAGTGATACTGCAAGAGACCATCTTATATATTCAAGGTCTGTTGCCATTTGCTCATTATATTGTGACAATACACCCATTGATTGTCTTATAAACATATATGCACTTCTAACACTAAATATTGCAAGACCCCATCTTGTTACTTTTTTTATTACACTAGAAGTACCATCACTTATATTGTTTAACGTTTTTGATATATTTGATATACCATCTTGTCCTAAAGCATCTTGCTTGTCTTTTAAAACTTTTAATTTATTAATTAATTTTTCTGCTCTTAATTCATATTCTTTTATATCCTTGCTATTTAAGTTTAATTCTTTTTTATGAGATAATTCATAGTCTATTTGTTTTAATTCATCTTCTACTTCTTCGATTTGCTTTTCAAATTTTTGAGTAGACAAGTCAACTTCTATATTTACATAACCATCCATAAAATACCTCCTTTCTAAATACCAAGAATTTCATTTAATCTATTCATACTTTCTTCTTGTTCTTTTGTTAAATTTAATTCTCTTTTATTTCTTTTTAAAGCAACTTGTTCTTTTGCTTTTCTCATTTTTTCCCTTTGCCTTGCATCAGGTATATCTTTCAAATCATAGTTTCTTAAATTTCTAATTCTATTTAAAATGCAACAATTTCCCATTTCACTATTTGAAAGCCCATTTAAAAGTTTAGAAAACTTCCACCAATGCATTTTTTCATTAGTTAAATCTATATTATAATCTGACATAAAACTTGCCTCTATATAGTCCATATCTTCATCAAAATCCATATCAGGTTCTTCATTATTAGAATTTTTTATTTCCTTATTACAAGAAAGAAATTTTAACGCACAATCTAACAATTTATCGTGATTTTCAAAGTCATTTAATCCTTCTTCACCAAACATCTTATATATTATTGCTAATGCTCTTTCAAAATCATTTATAGACTTGTCTAGTGCTATATTATTACATTTTATAGCAACTCTAAAATCTGTATTTATTTTATATCTTTTACCATTTACTTCTGCATATTCAGGATAGTTCATTATTTTAAGACGTCCTCATTTTTGTCTTTATACTTTCCAATTATTTTATTTTTGATACTTTCTGCATTAATTTTTAATTTTGGTAGGATAGGCTCTAATAAATTACAAATATCATCATACATTGATAAGTAAGGCTTTCTTTTCATTAAGTCTAATATCATTTGTGTTTTACCTTTTCCTATGAATAAATCTAGTGCTTCCATTTCATCTTGATATACTTTTTTAAATATTTTTATTTTTTCTTCTTCTTTCCAAGACAATAAAAATTTCCCTTTTTTGTCTTCTTTCTTTTCAAGAATAATTAATTGCATTTTTAAATATTCCATATTTTTTTTATGCTTTGTGTCGCTTTCATTTAATCTTAAAGGCAATTCCAAATCCTCTAAATCAAATTCTAAATGTTCTCCTGTATCATTCCCAAATTGGTCTTTAATACCTATTCTTAATACATTATCTTTTTTTAATTGAATAAAATTTTCCTCTTTATCAGTCATCATTTTAATTCCTCTCTTTTATATTTAAAAAGAGTTAGAGGTTTTACCCCCTAACCCTTAAAGGTTCATTGTTATAAACTTGTTGTTGGTGTGAAAGTTGGTACATTTCCTGTGAATGTAACAGTTCCGTCAACACTATCACCATCATAATATAAATCGTAAGATAGCGTAGCATTTTCTCCTAGTGCTTCTGTTACAACTAGCTTACCTGCAGTCATTTTTGCAGGATAACTTGTACCTGTTCCGTTCCATCTATCAATATCAAGTATGTTAGTAACATAATTTAATTGGTCACGTCCTGCTGCTGCAAATTCAAAGCAAGGGTCACCTTTATAAATTTTTTGCTCTACTCCACCTTGTTTTTGATTAGAAGTATGGTCGTTTCTTGCGTTGTCTTCGATTATCCATTTTTCTGTATCAACTTGTGGATTGTAAGAAATTGAATAATCAGTAACACCAACACCTAATACTGCCCAAGTTCTACTTTGACCACTTGGTGTTGTATCTATGTAAGTTAAGAACTGACTACGATTTACTTTTTCTATTCCACTTGGAACATAATCTGCCATTATAAATCCTCCTTTTCTTTTTCTAATTCTCTTTTAATAAGAACTAAATCTTTATACTCTAGAGGTTCTATAAACCCTTTTTCATTTAGCTTAACTATTTGTTCATAAGTTAGATTTGATATTTCATCTCCCTTAATATAGTTAGTTTCATTAGCAGTAAAGTCAATTTTCGCAATTACTTTTTTCATAAGGTCTACTCCTCTCTGTATGTTATTTGTATCTGAATATCAAATTCTGCAGTGGACTTTTCTGCATCTAGTAAAGTACCACAATTTAAACATTCAATACTTTCTATGTTTTCTATATCAGGCAATTCTTTTCTTTCATTCTTTTGCCATATAACTCTTTCAAATTCTTCAAAGAACCCTATATTTTTTAAGTTCTCAATTTCATTGTATGAATAAAAGCATCTACTTTTAAAATCATATACATCTCTTTTAAGCCACGAACCGATAATCCATCTTTCCATATTTGGCTCAACAGGTATCTTATCAAGTGAATAGCTATTGATATCTTTATTAAGAGCATTGACATTAATTTCTTTTATTTTTTCATTAATTTCTTCAACAACGTCTTTTAAATATGTTTTTAATTTTGTTATTCTTAAATTCTCAACATTATCCATTTTTACCTCTCCTAATATAATTTTGAACTGCATCAACGATTTTTTCCATATCAACTGATTTCATTCTTTCATCCCAATAAGGTCCTGCATTTGGGTGAAAAGTTTTAGTATAATTTAAAGGCTTACCACTTTTACTTATACCATAATATACATAACTTGCATAAGGTTGTGCATATACAATCTTTCCTGTTTTAACATTTGAAGTTGTTCTTCCATTTCTAACAGTAGTGTGAGCTAAATTACCCTCTCTATAAGGCACAAATCTATCCATTCTTCTAGCACATTCTTCTGTTAAAAACTTGTGTACTTTTCCACCTTTTTCTATTCCTAATTGATAAAGAATTATTCTTTTAGGAGCCATTTTAACTGCCATTACTTACCTCTAAATAAAGCACGTTCGTTATCTACTATTACATTTGATAAATATGATTTTAATATTCTATCTTCTACTTGTCTTTTTTCATCTTCATTTGCGTCAAGATAAGTAGCATCAAATTTTATAGTATTTATTAATTTATTCATACATTTTTTTAATTCTTCTGGTCTTTCACCATTTCTAAACCTATTAAAGGTTTCTCTATCAATTATTAATCTTGCTTCTGCTTCAACTAAATTAAAAGGCACTAGGTCAATAGTGTTCCCCATTGCCTCAAATTCTTCATAGGTTAAGTATTGCTCACTATATTCCATAATGCCTCCTTAATTATAGACTAATTGAACCAACTGCAAATTTTGCAACTATAACTTTGCTTTCATCAGTTAACCCAACAACATAATGTTCGTCTGCACCAATTAGAGTTGTGTAATTACCTAATTCTCTTTGTGTTTCAAGGTTAATTCCTCTCTTCATAAAGATAGTTACTGCAGCACTTTCATCACCTGTTTGTTCTTCGGGTCTTAACTCAACAATTGGGTTCAAGAAATATGTTCCTGCGTCATTGATTGCTTTTTTACTTGCTACTATTCTACAATTAGCAATCATTCCTATTTCACCTTTCATCATAACATTGTTGTTATATTTGTCATTTGAGATGAAATTTTCATCTTTTCTTAATTGAGTAACTTGTTTAGGGTGTATAAACATTACCTTTTCAACATTTTGTTCCTCATTTAATCCATCAATAGCATTAACTACTTCATTATAAGAAATATCAGTTGCTGATGTATATGTTAATTGTGCTCCTTTTAAAGCATCCATAACATCATTGTCAATTTTATCTGCGATTGATTTAGCAAGTTGTGAATTTGTTTCCCCAACTGGGTTACCATAACCACTTAATACTGCTTCATCTGTTAATTCAACTTGTTTAACTGCTTTCTTAACAGTAAAGTTCCCTTTTGAAACTCCTAGTTTAGTTTTGTCAGCTGTTTCTCCCTCTGCTAAATCTGTTGCTGCACCTATATAAGCATATTTTGGTATTGTAATTGTGTCTCCTGGTCTTCCCTCAAGAGTTGTATCAATTTTTGCAAAAGGTGTTGCAACTATTGCTTTTTCTAACTTTGCACTAATCATTGGTGCCATTACTTCAGGGTCAATTAGTTGTGCTAATTTTGTTGTTCCTGTTGCCATTTTTTAAAATCCTCCTTTATACATTTAATTTTTTGAATAGGTCAGGATTGTCTTGTTTTAGTTGCAATCTTTCATTATATGACATCTTATCAAAAGCATCTTTTGTTACTGTTGTTGTAACATCTTCATTTGCCCCTGGAACATTTAGTACCTCATTTGGATTAGCAAATATTCCATCTTTGCCTTTAGAAAGTTCTGCTACTAAATCAGTTATTCCTTTTCCTTTGTTTTCTGGACTATTAAGAGCATTCTTTATGTCATTAATAAATCCATTTTTAGCGTAATCGCTAGTAAACTTTTTATCACCGAAACTTTTTACTATATTGTTTGTTAATATCTTGTCGTCTTCTTCGGCTTTTCTTTTTGCCTCTTGGTCTTTAATCTGATTTTGTAATTCATCATATTTACTTTTCCAATCTGCATTATCTTTAGCATTTTCATTAAACTCATTGATTTTCGTTTCGTAAGTAGATACTTTTTCCTCAAGTTCTGCTTTTTTTGTATTTAAAGTTTCAATCTCTTTTTCTTTTTTTGAAATTGCTTTACCATACAAACTCATAACTAAATCTTTTTGTTCTTCTGTAAGTTCTGCTAAATCGTCTCTTTTCATAATTTTCTCCTATCGTTTTTTTTTCGTGTCACGAACACGCGTGATTAATTATTGTTAATAGTATTTCGTTACTATTATACGACACCTACATTCTAGCATAAAAAAAAGCCTTTGTCAAAAGGCTTACTTTTTCTTTTTTGTTTGTTTTGGCTTTACTTCAACTACTTCAATTTTTTTATCAACAACTTCACCAATAGCATCAAAAATTTTTTCTAATTCTTCTTTTGCTTTCTTTTTTACATCATCTTTGATAACTTCTAATATTTCTACTGCATTATGTTCTTTTAAATATTCTGCTCTTTCTAAAGGAACTGTATATTCATCTCCTTTATACTTTCTTTCTTTTAACTCTAAATCGTCATAAAATGGGTCATAAATACATCTTACTTTTGCTTTCATTTTTCTATCCTCCTCGTAATGTGATTTCCCTTTATATAATATTTTATCATAACCATCTTCTATGTGTTTGAACTCAAACTTCAATGGTGTTTCCATTTTCTTTGCTATTTCATCTGCATTTGAATTGTCTAAATTATAAAATAAAGCATTTTTATTGTTTTCTATTCCTATTTCTTTAAAGTATGGCAATTCACATACAACTATTGGTGTTCCTCTATATAGTGCCTCTTTTAAACTATAACTATCTCCCTCACAACTTGATAATTGAATATACCAATCTGCATTCTTTATAAAGTGTCCTAAATCTAATCTACTATTCATAAATATAACATTCTTATTAGTCCATATAGGATTATCTTTGTATTCCGTGGTTGTAAATATATACCATACATATTTTATTCCTTGTCTATCTAATGCTTGGGCTAATTTAAAGTGCCTACCATTGTCTTTTATATCAGTTAGTCTTGTTGCACTTACTAAAGTTAATATAGGTTCATCTTCATCTATTTCTAAAGGATTTCGACATAATATAGTTCTATCTATTCCTGTTATTTCTTCAAATTTCTTTTTGCTATCTTCTGTTATTCCTATATAAGTTATATCTTCTTTATCTTTAGGCAATCCTAATATTTCTTTTGTATTGCTATAATCTGTATGCAAGACTGTGTACTTCTTTGCATCTTTATTTACATAGTCAAATATAGAGGTATCCCAATTTGTGATTATTACCTTACATTCTATTGGTTCTTTATCGTGCTTATATACTCTGCAAAATTTATTCAATCTTTTCTTTTGTATTGGGTCAACTGTCTTGCATACTACTGCAATATCGTTATCTTTATATTTCTTTGCTAACTCATAGATGTAAGTTTCAACACCACCTATTTCGTGGATATTTCTAACATAAAATATGTTATCGTGTTTTATAACCACATACATCACCCAAAGACATTATACCATAAAAAAGAAAAAGAGCAAAATGCCCTTTACTTAACTATCCAACAAAATTCTGCAAGTCTATCACGACAATCAAAACTATCATAAACAATTCCATATTTTGAGCAAACAATGTGTCCATTCATAGTTATTAAAAGTATATTATCAGGATAAGCTCCTGCGACTTCTCCAACATATTTTGGTATATTGTAAACTCTTAAATATCTTTCATCTAAATATCTTCTTATAAAGTCTTTATCGTCCATCATAGTACCTTGTAATCTTGCTACATTACTTAAATGTTCGTATGTATCATCCCAACTATTATTAGTTGCAGTTGATATTGCCCTAATTGTGCAATCGTTTTCAAACAATCCTAAAGCATTATTATTATAAAATTTATACATTACATTTGAGCTATTCTTTGAGCAGTTTCTCTTATCATTTGCACTTCTTCTTGAGATTTAGCATCTTCTTTTAACATACGAGCAAAATCTTCCATACTTTCAAGCATATATTTTAAACTTCTTTTTGTGTCTTCATTAGCTCCGTATCTAGAACGTCCATCTTCATATCTTCCATAATTCTCATACATTCTGTCAAGGTGGTCATATCCACGATATTTCATATCATATCCACGTCTACCATAGCTATCTCCGTATTCGTCACGTCCATAGCTATCTCTACCATAACTATCATATCCTGCTCGTCTTCCATAATTTCCGTACATTTCTTTATCCTCCTTTGTTAAATGTTTTATTTTACTTAATTTGTATAAATGGTCTAAATTAGATGTATTTATATCTTCATCTATTATGTGTTGTATTT